ACTAGAGAAAGTAAAAGTGTACGATCCATCAGGCTACGAACTAGCTGTAGCACAGTTGAAGAACGTACTACAAAAGCAATCTCAAGTATTCCAAACACAGACATCAGGTGAACTTCAGTCATCGTTCTTTAACATGACTGCATTAGGAAAGGTTGAGTACGATTTAGAACGTAGACTAGATACTGGTCAAATAAGAATGGACAAACGAATCTTACCTTTACTCAACAACTATGCTACTATACACTACAATGGTAATGTCACAGAGATGATAGCTGACAGTGGTAAAAGGTTGTCAACTCTTGAAAGAAACCAGCTAGATACTCTAGGTTTTAAAATACGTAATGCTTACCAAGACTACAGACAAATCGAAGCAGCTTCTAAGATGTACAAACAGTATGTCAAGAACATGGAAAGACTTGGTATGGATACAACCATGATAGAGCAAACTATGATTCAAGGGGTAAACGTCAAGGATGCTGGATCTTTTGGAAGTTTACAGAACCCATATCCAATCCAATGGTCAAACGAAACGGACACAGACGAGATACTCTTTATGTCTCTAGAAAAGGGTGATCACTACATTGACATCAACGGTGATGTAAGAAGAAAGCAGTAATGGTTAATATATCTGTATCAGGTGGAACGCTAGTATTTCCTAAAGAAGTTCCACAAGCTCAACAAAACAACCCAAATAAACTAGAAGATCACGTATCTACTAAAGGTTCCTTTGTGACTATAATTCAGAAAGGGTTAGAAAATCTTGAACAAGAAAGAACTCTTACAAAAACCCCAGTATCAGAAAATCCTGAAAGACAATTCTATCAATCAACTGTTCCTATGGATCAAAGGGTCACTGAGCCTGAAGCTGTTGGTGTTCCTGATCCCTCTGTTGTTACTATGGAACCAGCCGATAAAAAAGTAGACATACCTCAAGCTCCTGAGGTTACTAAGAGAGAGCTACTACCTCAAGGTATAAGACCAGAATCTGATATTGAAGCAGGAATACAACAAGATAATGTTATAGATTGGAAAATGGTTCCTTTTAATAATGAACTAGGTAAAGTAATTAATAGTGAATTAAGAAATCAAACGCTTTCTCAAAGTTTAGAAACTGTCTTTGGATCGGATAGAGCTTCAGCTATAGACGCTACAATACAGGCTGAAAGTGGTGGAGAACTGATAGAAGAAAGTTTTAATTACACAAGGGCAAGTGCTAAAGCTACCTTTAACTCTAAATATCACGCAGCAATAGACAATGTGTTTGACAACAATGCTGACCCAAACAACTCAGATAGATTGACACAAGCAGGTCAAGTCGCATTAGCTAACGCAGTTTACGGTGGTAGAATGGAAAACTCTGAGGATGAAGGGTATACCTACAGAGGCAGAGGTTACATTCAGATTTCTGGAAAATCAAATTACAGAAGAATAGGTGAAATAATAGGAGAAGATTTAGTAAGCAACCCTGACCTTCTTCTTGATCCTGAGATAGCAAGAAAAGCTACTATCGCTTATTTCTATTTGAAGAAAGAAGATAGCCCTGCTACAAATATTTTTAGTAATTTAAATGCAACTAAACTAAGTAAAATAATAGGTCATGCTACTGATACAGCAGATGAAAGATGGAGAAGTTCTGGTCTTCCTGAGAGTGTTGCTACGCTGTACGAAATAGACAGCTCTTTGAGACCAAAAGTAAGGGCTGGAAGAAGAGATTACAGAACAGCTTCAGTAGGAGAAGAAGGTAGAAACAGATGAGACTAATACTAGCACTAACACTCGTACTATTTCTAGGTGGTTGTCTATCACCCCTAGCATTCATGAGCAGCTTCGGTGGTGGAGGTGGTGGTGATGGTACATCTGTCAACGCCAACACACAGATAGGTAAAGAGAACAACCAGTCAGCTATTGACCAGAGTAGAGACATATCAGGTGAGAACGTAAACGTCAATCAGTCAGAGGGTGCATTCAGTATTGATGGTGACGCAGGTAACGTCAAGGTTCTGAACCAAGACATACCCATGTGGATGATACTACTAGCTGTACTAGGCTGGATGCTACCGTCACCAATAGAAATCTGGAGAGGTTTCTTAAAAACTATAACACTAGGAAGATACCGTGGCTAGGACACCTATAGACAAATCAAAGATGAAGTGTAACAGACCTAAGCGTCAGGTATCTGGCGGTAAGAAGTTTGTTGTCAAGGCTTGTAAAGGCGGTAAAGAAAAGATCATCAGGTTTGGTGACGCAAACATGACAATCAAAAAGTCAAACCCTAAACGTAGAAAATCATTTCGTGCAAGACATAAGTGTTCAACTGCAAAGGACAAGTTTTCAGCACGTTACTGGTCATGTAAGAAGTGGTAGATAAAATGGAGAACATGAAACTTCCTATAGCCCTTGTGATGGCTATGGCTGTACAGCTTGCTGGTGGCGTTTGGTGGGTCAGTCAACAGGCAGCTACAATCACATCACTGGAGGACACAGTAAGTCAGCTTGGTAGTCGTATGGCTATCGAAGATACTGTCAACACCAAGAGGGATGTAGAAGAAAACAAAAAGAATATAAACGAATTAGTAGGCATCATGGCTGAGATGGAATCAGATTTATATGATGAAACTGATGAACTATGGGATGAGATAGACAGCATAAGTCTAAGCATCATGCGTATAGTTGACTTACAACAAAGGGTAGCCCTATTAGAAAGGACACTAGAGTTCATCAATCGTGATCACAAAGATATGTTTGATCCTAGAGGCTAGTTATGATTGATCCACTCAGCGCATTGGCAATGGTCAAGGGTGGCATCTCCGCAGGTAGAACAATAGCATCAATGTCCAAGGAACTAGCAGGTTTCTTTGACAGTGTAGATGACGCAAAAAAAGCACACGAAAAGAAAAAACTAAGCCCCTTTAGTAGCTCAAATGAAGAAGCTTTAGACACCTTCATGAAACGCCAACAGGCGAAACAGGCTGAAGAAGAATTGAGAGAGTTCATTGTTAACAACCTTGGCTATTCTGCTTATCAGGAACTTCTCAAACTTCGCAGAGAAGTTGCACAAGAAAGAAAAGAAGCAGAAAGACAAGCAAGATTAGAAGCTGAACGAATGAAAGAGAACGCTGAGATGGCGTTCATTGCTGTAGTGATATTCTTATTGGTATGTGGTGGGGCGTTAGGTTTACTAGTCGCTATGGGTTGGGTAGATTTATAATGGTAGAAGAGTACGACTTAGATAAAAACGGTAAACTAGATGCCGAAGAGCGTCAGCTTTACTTAGAAGATAGACGTAGAAAAATTGAAGATGACGATGCCAAGCGTGATGCCCAGCGCAACATGACTTGGTTTGCTCTATCTGGTATGGTATTGTACCCTTTGGGTATCTTTCTTTGTACCATAATTGGTCAAGAGACTGCAGCAATGTTGATAGCTGACATAGCTAACATCTACGTTGTATCTGTATCAGCACTTGTTGGAGCGTACTTTGGGTTTACTGCAATGGGAAATAAAAAATAGTAGAGGTAAATAATGGCAAGTCCAAAACCAAACAATCCTGCTCTTTGGTCAAGAGCAAAACAAGCAGCAAGAAAGAAATTTAAAGTATACCCTAGTGCCTACGCAAATGCTTGGGCTTCCAAATGGTACAAGTCTAAGGGTGGTACATGGTCAGGTAAAGACAACAGAGTAAAGAAAGCGTAGACATGGCTAAGGGTGGCTTAGGTAAGTGGTTTGCTGAGGATTGGCGTGATGTTAAGACTGGCAAGAAGTGTGGGCGTAAGAGTGCAAAGGGAAGCAAGCGTCCGTATCCAGCCTGTCGCCCGAAGTCGGTGGCAGGAAGAATCTCCAAGAAGGAAGCTGCCAAAAAAACAGGACCGAAGAGAGTATCTTGGTCCACAACAGCATCAGGAAAGAAAAGAAAGAAGAAGGGAGCCTAAGTAGCTCCCCTTTTTTATACCTTAGCACCCCACCTATGACAGTGAGAATCCATGACCATCCACCCTTGTGCTCTGATCTGATCCTTACCATCCTCTAAAGATACAAGGCATTCTTTTTCTGTGTTAAAAACTCTAGGTGTTCCAAAGCTTCTACAGTCTGTTGCTCCTACATTACACGCTAGAATTATAGCAGTAAACATTTAGTTTCCTTCCATTTCCTGAATCAATCTAGATAAGTACCAATCAGCTTTCTTCAGGTCTTCTAATGGTTTGCCCTTGTATCTATACCTATGTAAGTATTTCTTACAGTTACCTTCTAGGTATCCCATGAACATCATAGTGTCCATGTTGTCCTTCATATAATCAATACACTCTATCTCGCCATCACCATAGTGTGGTGGCTTATTTACTACATCTTCCATCTAAGCTCCTATATCTACTACTTCACAGACATCACCAGTGCAAGCAAATGTCTGGCTTGAGTTAGTACTATCTTCTTTTTCGTAATCTGTCAAGAGTGACCAGTCTATTTTTTCTGGCATGAGTGACAATAATGTCTCATATTCTCTCTTGGTTATGTCCTGATAAGGTGCTTGCTGATAGGTGTGTTCGTTATAAGGTAGGAAAGATACACCTGACATCTCATCAAAATGTTTGTAGACAAACGCACCAACCTCAAACCATTCATCCTTCCTGACGTTGATAGTCACACTAGGTTTATGCTCACACCAATGTCTCTGATACATGAGCCACATCTCTAGCTGATCAATAGCTGACATATCCTCAGTAACTATTGCGTTGGTAGGAGACTTGATAGGAAAGCTGAACACTGTAGTCTGCTCAGGTTTCATTACACAAGGTTGACTAGGTATCTTTTGATCCTTCATAAACTGTGTTAGTGGGTCTTTGTTGTCACCTCGTACAGTCCTTATGTATTGTCTGGAATGACGTGCGTGGATACCTGAGGCACTGTCAACAAGTTGACTGACGGTTCCTGAAGGTTTGACACAGGTAATAGCAGTGGAATGATTAATACCAAGATTATCAGCCAGACTACGATTTGTGTTAACCGCCACTTGTCTAAGGCTTTCCAAGTTTTTAGATAGTCCATTGTTTGTCCTCGTCAATAAAGGGTTATCCATTATGCCTGTTAGAGATACACCTAACAGACGCTCCTCTTCAGTGTTATCCTTCCATATCTTACGTAAGTATGGGAACTTAGTATACGTAGATTGTATAGTACCTAGTGTTGTAGCTATCTTAACCTTACGTGCCAAGTCACCAAAGTTATCAGCAGACCTGACAACAACCTCAGTTAGGTTACAGAACTGATAAGGTCTGAGTATAATCTCACTGCATGGGTTAGTGCCAAAGTCGTAGCTAGGGTCACGTCTTTCAAACTTAGCTGCTTGTTTCTTACTAGCCTCTCTGTTGAAGACACCACGCTCACCACTACCTGATTCAACTAGAGCCATCCACTCACGCATGAACGACAAGCTATCAGGCTTCTCTGTGTAGGACACTGAGTTGTTAGCTAAAGCACGTTGAGGGTTGTTAGTCCACCAATCACCTGACTTAGCGTGACGCATCCTATCATCTGACAAGTTAGACAGACTGATCATAGCTGACCTACGGACACCGCCTACTACAACTACCTCTCCTATCTTACACATAAGGTCGTGACACTCGATAGAGGATAGCTTACGTCCTTGTGCGTCTTTGAATATCTTGACTGTAAAGGTAAACAAGTCAACTAAAGGAGCAGGTCCACTAGCTCTACCACCAAATGTCTTTAGTCTAGCACCTGCAGGTCTGACGTTTGACACATCCCACTGAGGTATCTCACCTGCCCACAGTAATGCTAGTAGTTGTCTGAAAGCCTTAGCCCAACCCTCTTTGCTGTCCTTGACTATGATCTTAGTGTCACTGTCGTATAGCTCAGGTACATCAGGTAGCTTCTGTATGTACTGACGCTCAACTGAGAAGCCTACACCAGTGCCACACAACAGGATAAACATAGCCTCATCGAATGACTTGGGGTCATCAACAGGTAAGTAGCTGCAGTTGTAACCTGAGGTGTTGTCTCTATCCAACGCTTTACCTGCTGTCATCATAGCTCTCATGCTAGGCATGACTTCTAGGTTTAGGATCGCTTGTTCTATCTGATTGACAAAGCTGTCTTTACCCATGACAGGTATGACTACATTGGTCATGTATCTGTCTACTGTCTCAGCCCAAGTCTCTCTGCGTTGCTCTTTGTCTAGCCATCGTGCATACCTTGACGTGTGTATGAACGCTTGGTAATCTGTAGGTAAGTAGTTGTCTCTCATCTCTTGTCACCGTTCCCTCGTAGTGTTCCTCTTTTCTTTCTGCCATGTAGCTTCTCTAAGTTATCGTAGGCTACGGTCTCCATGTCAATGTTCAGGTCTCTACACAAAGCAGCTATGTACCATAGACAATCACCTATCTCATCAGCTATACCTTCACGGTCAAGCTTACCATCTCTCATAATCTTCTTTACTTTGTTTGCTACCTCTCCTGCCTCAGCAGCTAAACCCAAAGCAGGGTATATGACTGAGTGTTTCTGATCGTAGATAGCTGTCGTTGCAGCTTGTTGTTGATACTTGTCCATGTCAAGAGGGTCTTGATTGTAGTACTGAAATGCGTTTATGTCATCTAGGGTAATCAATTTTCTAAGTCCTTCCACTGTCTAATTTCTACATCTAGGTAGAAGTAATCATTCATGTTGATAGTTCCATCGTCTACCAGTTTACGTATGATTGCTTCCTCATCCAAATCATTCTGTTCCATCAACAACTGTAGTCCGTAGTTATTGACAAGAGCTTCTATCTTACTATCATGATCAAACATTGTCAAGCCTTAATGTATCCAAAGAGAAGTTTCTTTTTCGTGAATGATAGGTTCTACTGAAGACTTTAGTTTGTTCATGAAGTTGTAAGCTTCATTAAAGTCTTTGAAGTATATCTCATCATCAAAGACCATACCTTTTTCTTCAACCATACATACTAAAGCCCACTTGTCACCCTGATCTATTGGACCTTCTAAGAACTGATGTACTTTAACCTCCATATTTAACTCCCTTAAACCTGTGTTTAAAAAACACTATTGCATTTATTGTTGTATTGATAGTAACCATAATTAGTATCCACCATTGCCACCATACTAAACCACCGAGTTCAAACATATTTTCTTCTTTCTTTCTTTTATCCAATCATGCGGTATAACTTCTTTAGCAAACATGAACCCATAGTAATTACACCAATCTGCGTAGGTCATCTTTGCTCCTTTGTTTAGTCTCTGGTAAGGATTACTAAAGACAAATCTTATGTCAAGCTCAGGGTGTAACTCTTGTATCCACTTGTGCTTGTTCCTGTCTGGTAAAGTAAACCTACCTTTAGTTTCGACTATAATACCATTGGGTAAAATAAAGTCAGGAGTATACTTTCTTATTCTCATGTCACGCCACTGTACCTTTAGTGTCTCGTACTCAAACTTGACACGTTTCTTTTGTAGGTACTTAGCGTTGCGTTCTTCTAGTCCTGATCGGAATCTGTGAACTTTGGTGGTTGCCATACTTGTTCTTCTTCTCTTCGTAGCCACAACAGCTTACCGTTTTCTATTACTCTTTCTTCATCACCACCGTAGGCTCTGACACACTCTTCATACAAGTCTTGTTCTGTCTTACAGTCAGCTAGTATCTTATCAGCTTTCTTAGGTCCAACGCCATAGATACCTTGGATGTTGTCTGCCGAATCACCTGTAAGTATCTGCTTGTAGAAAAACCTCAACCCTTCAAACTCTTCAACTGTTTGCCAAGTACGTCTGTGTGGATTGTAGTGTGTGCATGGTAGCTGAAGCATGTCCTTGTCTATTGATACGACAATGCTCTCAGGGTTAGACCAGATGCCTATCAGGTCATCAGCCTCTTCATCCTTGGACACAATAGCTTTCCAGTTGTCGATCAGGTGCTGCCTAATATCACCAAGGTGTACAGGTCTTTCTTGTTTCCTGTTGCCTTTGTATTCTCTGGTAACAGCAATGTTCTTTCTGAAGTTACCTTTACCTGTCAGGAAGATCTGATACTTGTCATCAGTTACCTCCCACAGTACTGCCTCTAGTGCAGTCTCTAGTAACTCATCAATCTTTTCTACTGCTGCTTGTACTTCTTCATCTGCACAAGAGAAAGCTGCACGATAAGCAAACGGATCACCGTCAACCAGTATTTGCAAGTTGTCGTTCTTTTGCACGTTGACGTTCCTTCTGTGTCATTGGTCTAAGTATATCGTCACTGTAGTCAACGATGATACCTGTGTTCCACTTACTGCGTTCTTCTTCTGCTGCTTCGTAAGTATTAAACAACTTTGGTTTGTACCCTTCTGTGGTATTACAAGGCCACTCTTCAGGCACGTAGTTGTAATCCTCATCAGTATCAAACATAATCATTACTGCGTATTTCATATATATAATCCTTAGTGCAAGTATTGAACTACTTGGGCTGCTAATAAAAAGAAAATTATCATAGCTACCCATACTAGTGCTAACTCTTTCATGGGAGAAAAAGGACAGGGCCGAAGCCCTGCCAGTTACAACGAAAGGAGTACATGGGTTGTTACCAACGATCCTCTGCAGCCATCTCTTCAAATGGTACATGTTCGAGGATGCCCACTTTCTCTAACCTTACTGAGGCGGTAGAACCCTCACCGTAGATAGAGATTTTAACCTTGGCCTTAGTGCCGTTACCAAGAGCACCGTCTTCAATGTAATCCCAAGGTTTATTGGTAGTGCCGTGGGTAACGGATGGCGCACCACCAAAGTCTTCAATACCAGAAGGGTGTTTGTTAGGACGTTTGAGTTTCATACCTGCACGATTGTCTGCTGCAGTAATTGGTTTGATCATACGGTTGCCCATTGATTCTTCAGGGAAACCTAAATCAACCATCTTCTGTAGCTCATCATCATCCTTGGGTACGAACACAGTATTGAACTGTCCTTCTGTACGTTCATGGTATTCTGAGTCATCTATGTTGTCCTCGAAGATACGTGCATAATATAAGTCACCTTCGAATACACCATACTGAGTTTTCTTTTTAGCTGCCATTATCTAGCTCCTCTTTACTGATTCGTTTCATCAACATATACGTAATTAATTCCAATGTCAAGCAAAAAATTACAGGGGATAGTGCAAATATCCAAATCAATGTGTGTCTCTCCAATTATACCCTATGTCAGTTGAACCTGCGAGTGGGCAGACCATACCAAACTTTATACCAGTGTCAACAATAGATTGCCTTTGTATCTTACCTAGTAGTTCAGCATCTTTCATCTGCCCACGCACTTCTGTTTGCCACTCATCATGAGGCCACGTAACAAGCTTAAACTCAAGGAACTGTCTCTTAGCTTTGTAGACCCAATCAAGTGCTGCATGTTTCATTATGGTTGACTCACCATTCTGAAGCATACCTGCTAGTGTCTTGTGTTCTGAAGGTACTATAACCCTACGTCCATCAAGACCTCTGAACCACCCACGTTTAGCTATGTGTGGTATTACCTTTTTCTTTAACTCAGCAAGTCCTTGAATTGATTGCATAAAGTTTTCAACTGCTTGCTTTGCTTCTTTCTGACTGACGTTTAGTATCTGTGCTACCTTGGCATTACCTGCACCTAGTAGGAACGCATAGATGAAAGTCTTAGCCATATCTCTAGTGACATGTGACATACCCAGAGCCTTACGGTTCAGGTTATGTATGTCTGTCTCATCTTCCTTCTTGCCTGACACGATAGCGTGTACGTATTCCTCTGACTTCATCAGGTGTGCGAGTACACGTAACTGGATACCCTCAGCATCTGTGCCTACCAAGTAGCAGCCCTTGGGTACACACCATAGCTCACGTAGTTGACCATCGTATCTGTCCTTCACCTTCTCTACAGCAGTGACAGCATCACCATGAAACTGTGCAGGGATGTTAGCTTGGTTAGGGTTCCTGTGTGCCATCCTGCCTGTCCATGCACCAACGTGTGTAAAGCTGCCGTGAATACGTGAATCGTCACCACAATGCCCCAGCCACTCCACTAGTGAGGATCGCCTACCTTCAAGTGTCAACCACTCTGCTAGACGTTTGCCTCCTGCAGGTGCTGTCTCAGGCAGTGTGTTAAGGTTTGCCTCAGATAAAGTCCATCCGAACTTAGCAAACTTCTGTCCTCGTTCATCCATTTTGTTCCTCATGTTTTTCTAAATACCTAAGTGCTCTAGTCACACCTTCAATATCATCACCTAACTTTCCTATACCAGTGTTGCAAAAATGACACAGAAAGCCTCTGTACTTACCTGTCTTGTGGTCATGATCAAAGTGTAAGCTTTTAATTTTTCTTCCACAACAATGACATAAACCTGTATCTAAGTGTTCGTATTTCTTTCTTTCTTTTCTTCTCCACTCTCTCCCCTCATTACAACAAGCCATACATCTAGAATCTCTTGTTGTATTTGTTGGAGATTTGTGCCTTTTATGAAATCTATCTATAGGTTTTTCTACACTACATATCCTACAAACTCTTGTTTCAACGAAAAGTTCTAGCTGATTCTCTTTCATAATCAATATGGCCTTTCGTTTTCTCAAATGGTTTCCATCCTGCTTCCCATAGTCTTTCTATCCGCATCTTTGGTGAGGCAGGGTTGAACTCTATGAAGTCGTAGCACACTAGCTCAGGGTCTTGCTTTGACCAGTCTACTTGTGTCTTTGCGTGTTTCTTTTGTGCGTTGGTCACGTTACTGTACAGTGTACCGTCAGCTTTCTTTCTGTACTTGATACGATTGACTTCCTCTAGCTTGGGTGGGAAGTCCTCTTGGAAAGCATCTTCAAGGTGTGCTTTGCGTTGTTCTATCTCATCAAGTAACTCTTCAGCCTTAGCCTTGTTGAAGTAGAAGCCGTTGTCTGTCATGGTCTGACACAGTATTTGTATGTCATGCTCACATTTTATAGCCCACTCCCAATCAGGATCATGTATTACTTTCTTGAACTTATCGTACACTCTTAATGTAACTGTAACGTCCTGATGACAGTACTTGATCATCTCATCCGACAGCATCGAGAAGTCGGAGAAGTCCATCTTGAAGTTACCTAGCCTTATACCCCAAGCCTTGAGGCCATGCCCATGCTTGATGTCGAAGTCAACCAGTCTACTGACAATCAGTGTGTCAAGGACTGACTCCAAAGGTATCAAGTCTTTCTTTACAAGGCGATTAATAATAGGAACATCAAAACAGATTCCATTGTGAAATATAAACCTATCGTATCTGCTACAGTACTCAATGAATCTCTCCTTCTCTTCCTGTATTGTTGTTAGGTGAACGAAGTGTTCCTTTTCACCTGTCTCTACATCCTCTGCACAGATACACCAAATCTTTTCTGGTGTAAGTGATTCTGTTTCTATGTCCATAGCTACACTACGCATGGTCATCTTCTCCTGTAAACTCATACCATAATAGAACTAGCGTATTGAATATCCAGAAGATACTGCTAGTGATAGCTCTTCTTTGGCTCATCTCATGTTGTCTTTCCATGAAATAGAATATAGTCCTGACATGTACGTAGTGTAAGAATATGCCAAGAAAATAAATTACTGCTGCAAAGGCAGCGTATGGGTCAATATACTGCATACTTTTCTTTCAATGTAAAGGAGTCAGGGTCAAACTGTAGTTGCCCTGCGTATCCTGTTGGACCTACTGGTCTGTTCTTGGTTACTAATAGTTTGGTTGTGTTCCTCTCTTCTCTGTCCTCTGACATCTTGTCACGCTGTAGATCAACTACAACTGAGGCACGTTGCTCAATCATACGACAGTACTTTACCTGACCGTCATCGTTAGTGTGACCAATTGTCACAATACCTACACCCAACTCTGCTGCAAGCTTGGATAACCTGACTGACAGGTCAGCTAGGAACTGCTCCTTGCTATCCTCTGTACCTGCGTTGGCAGATATATCTTGGATAGGTTCGAAGAATACGTAGTTGACATCACATGCTTGAGACAGATACCTGATCTGTGACAATAAGTCAAGTGGATCATCCTCATCATTGAGGAAGAACTGGTATAGCCTCTCGTCTTTGGTCAGCTTGGTGATAGCTTCTTGTACTAGATCGTCAGCGTTCTTGTCTTCGATCAAGTCCTTGCGTGTCAGGTTGTCGTTCAACTCATAGGATACCAAGCCAAGGATAGACCGTAGCTTAGTCTCTTCCATGTGCCACGTAGCTATCTTGATGTCAGGGTATTGACTGAGTATCCTGTACTCAAGGTAACGCATGAACTCTGTCTTGCCTATACCTGTCTGTGCTTTGAACAGTGTGAAGTGCCCTTGCATCAGGCCAAGACACATCTCATCGAACTCCTGCACACCTGTCTCCACATACACATGGTTCTCTGACTTGTTGTACAAGCCAAGGAATTGATCAGGTGTATTCAGTATGTTAGCAGGTGTATACTTTCTAGCATTGAACCATGCAGACTTGAATGTCTTGGCATGACCCTCTTGCAAGAACTCATTGGCGTCCTTGTACTTGTCAAGCTCCATGCGATAGACCTTGTTAGGGTACAGGCTTGCAATCTTTGCAGCTACTGAGTTACCTTGGTCATCGTGTTCGATAGACAATACTATCTTGTCAAATGAACTCAGGAACTTGTTTATCTTTTCCCATAGCTTGTGCGATGGTGTCGATGATGGCAATGACACAACAGGGTTGTCGAACTTAGGGTTGTGTAGCATCTGGTATGCTGACATAGCATCTAGCTCACCCTCTGTGATAGTAATGATCTTGCTTGTGCCACTGTTCCATAGGTTCATACCAAACAACTCATCAGTCTTTAGATTCCTAGCACTGAATGTCTTTGGTAGTTGTCTGACCTTCACACCACCCGAAGGGTAGATGTACTCTTGGCGTACTGGTTCACCCTTGCCATCTATGAAAGTCTTACAGTCGTAGAACTCCATAGTTTCTTTGGTGATGCCACGGTATGCCATGTGCATAGGCTTGACAAACTCCGTGACATTTGATTGTTCTTGTTGTTGCATATCCCAAGATTCCTTGCTGCTTTGATATGTTGGATACTCTTCTTCTGCCCAATTGTCAAGGTCTCTCATTTGTTTTGGGTAAGACCTGTTGCAAGAATGACACTTACCTGCCATAGTTTCTGTGTTGTATGAGAACGCATCACTGCTATCGCAGTCAGCAGCAGGACATTCTTTGTGGCTTATCCAAGTCATTAATTATCTTCTCCAGTATTCTCAAACTGATGGTGAAGACCCCAATAAGCTGAGTCTAGTTTACCTAACTGAGGTACAGATATCTCATAGCTTTGGTGCATAGTACTTACAGCGTCTTTTATGACCTCTATTGCTTCTTTTATAGCTTCTAGTTGACCATCAGTTAGTTGGCTCATACCATTTCTTTTGTCCTCTTGTTTTTTTCTGTACTGTATTTCCCATTCTTCCATATCAATACTCCTCTGTTGCAAGAACTGGTTCTTCTGCTAGGCCACAGAAACATTCCTTCTCCTTCAACTCAGCAATCCTTTTGTATGCTGCTTGTAGTTGTGCTTGTAGCTCTAACACATTTCGTTCTATCAAATCTATTTTATCTGACATTTCTAAGATTATCTTACGATTCTTCTCAGCTTCCATCTCATCAGGTAGCACCATCATCCTCCTCTAGTATAAACCTAAAGTAATAGTTGTGTTCATCCTCTATGTCTTCAAGTACCCAATCAACTGGCTTGTCCTTGACTACTTCTCTCAACATAGCTATCAGGTCTTCCTTTGTCAACCTTCCACTCCTCTACTTCTGTTACATAATAATCCTCACCAAGCTGATCAACGATCTGTCCTACACTGTACGCCTTGATGTATAGGGTCTTGTATACACTGCTCCTTAGATCAGTCTTGAGTTGCACTTGATAGTTCTTCATCATTGTCTTGTGTCCACTTCTAGACAGGCAAGCATCTCTGAACTGGTACTGACTAGCACTACAGCTTCCTTGAGTGCTGCCTGACAGTCTGTTTCTTTAGTGAACGTGCCTAGTTGATAGTGTTCTACACCTTGGCTAGTCACTAGCTGCATCCATATTAATATCCACATCATTTGTTTTTCCTCTTGACAAATCAGAAAATGTTGGTATACTAGGGCTGTCCTTTGGACAGGGTACTATTAGAAATTAGGATACCAAAGCTCACCTTCATCCATGTCTCTTTTTATTTGTTCCTTCTCAGGTAAGTATAACTCTACTACGTCATCCTCACCCATCCATTCAGCATCATCAATGATTCTTGATATATCATTGTAGTACTGTTCTATGGGTACAACCTTAGCTGTACCCTGAGTTTGTTTGTTGTTCATTAATTATCCTTTTTGTTTTCTGACGTTAGTGTCAGATAGAATAGCTTTTAATAAATTCATATTAAAAAGTATACCTTCAGCTTTATCTATATTGGAAGCTATAATGTATTGTGCATGCTCTGGGTCTTTTGCAACAATACTTCCAAACTTCTCTTGTTTACCTTGAGCATTACAATACTTTCGGTTGATAGCATTAGTCCAATGTATCTGCTTTCTTGTATTATAATTTCTTTGATTCTTTATAGTCCTACGTCCTGTCTTTAAAACAGTGACACCAGTCTTATAAGTTTTACCATTAGGGTATAGTTCATCACAAATATTTTCTGCTGCTGCTAAAAATTCTGCTGCTTCTTTAAAGTTAGTACTCATTTCATTTATTCCTTTATATTTAGTTTACAATTTTAAGTCTCTCCTTAGAGAAACGGTTAAGATCAGGGGTTGAATAATCTAGTAGTTGTTTTAAAGTTAACAACCCTCTGATATAACTACTTGCGTTATAAGGGTCTTTGGTTGCAACGTCAAGTAGTATTCTTGATGCCTCTTCAATTTCAAGAGTACATTCATTCTTAAATCTCTCAGCCAACATCATTATAGCTGTAAGGGATTGATCAGTCTTATATATGATAGGCTTCTTTTCTAATACTTTTTCCTTGAACTCCTTGACATCTTTGACAGATGGGTTGGGGTTCTGCTCAAGGAACTCATGAGCTTTTTCCTCAGGTAAAGATGGTGCTGATAGTTCGTAGAGTACCGTGATTGGTAACTGGTGTGACATAAATGTCCCACCGAACCTAGTGCCAACTTGCATAATACGTGATCTCATTTTTCGGTTAAGATCAGGAAACTCTTTAGCACACCAATCGTGAAAAGCATTATCACTAGGGTGCATATCACGCCCACATTGTAGAGCTTGACCTGCTCTAATGATATGCTCAACTGATTTGGTTAGGTTTGAACGTACATCATCAGCTATTTGATCAAGCTCTTGTTGTTGTAAATTATCAGACATTATCTATCCTGCAAAATGTTGTAGCTTTCTTGAGCTAGTGCGGTTAGGTTTTCTCTCAATGTAAACTGATCGTTTACCTAAGTGATAGCCTGTCATGCACTGGCCTTTTGTAATACCTAAACGGTTAACAGTTGATCGCTTTCTTGTCAACCCCTTGATACCAATAAAATTAAATCTAAATCCTTGGGTGTTATCGTTTAGTGGTTTAGTTGCGAATAGTACAAACATTGTTTACTCCTTTTCTGTTTGTAGTTTGATTAATAATTTTTGGCAAACTTTTTTGTTTCTTGACATGATTACAATCTTTCCTTGTTTATCATAGACAATGTATTTGCCTGATTTAGTTTCTTTCATAATAGTCATCTGTTGTCAACCTTAAATATTATTTTCTCTTTTCCATGTAGTCCAAGTGATAGCTTGCAGTACATGTGGCTTGATGTCAACACGCTTTGCAGCCCTGACATATACCTCTTGCATTTGTCTATAGACTTTCTTTGACATGTTTGTCTTGTCTGTAGTCAGACCTTGCCTGACACCCAGCGCAATGTTCAAGGCATGTCCGTCTATAGTCACCTCATCTAGTCCACGTATGTTAGAATAGAATGATCTAATCTTTTGCCCATTGAGCCTGTCAAGTATCTCATCATCACTAGTCAAGTTGTCCTCTAGTATTGACCATGCCTTGAGCTTCATAGTGTTGTAGCATGACACCTTGAAGTCATCCAAGTCATCACCTTTGACCCATGCCCAGCACATACGCTCACAGTCAGCAATGTTGCGTTCCCATTTGTTGTTGGGTGACAGTGCAGCCATCACACCAATCACAGTGTTAAGCTTGACACCTGACAGCCCTGATATGATTGAGCAATATGTCTTGGCTTCATCATACCATTTGTAGCCGTTTGCAATGTCCTCAGTGCTTGCCCTACGGTAAACCTTGAGTATGTTTCTAACGTGTTGTGTCATTCATCCATACCTTCCAATGCTAGTTTTATAGATCGTTTATTGAATACTGCTCCGTCAGGTGTTTTCTTACCTTCCCAAATTTTGGTCAGTAAGTTGATAACTCTTTCTGTTTCTTTACTCTGCATTAAAGTATAAGCAGTCATGTATAATTCGTAGTCGTTGTTTATCCAAAGTGAAACGTTCCAACTGTTCCAACTTGGGTATCCGTTGTATGGTTTAGCCATTAGCATCCTCCAATTCTTTTACGTGTTTGATCATCTCACTTACTGATTTAAAACAGTACTTGATGTCATTCAATTCGTCAAACACTTGTTGTAATAATTTTGTTGCTTGCTCATCTCTTTGAGCACCTAGTAGCACGAACACATGTTCAAGCTTTCGTGATATTCTCTCACCATTATTCATAGTTAGTACTCCTTATCTTTTCAGTAAGACACACAAGCAACCCATATGTCAAGCATAAGTTTAGGTTGGCCTAAATTAGTTGCTTATGTGTCCAAGAAAAAGACACTCTCTCCTAATGACGGACTGATTCAAGTCACCGTTCTATAAAGTGGGCTTTCACACTTCTACTGCTGTAATCCTGCGTCACTTCCATCAGACAGCTTTACTAGTTCCTTAGTCTAGTTCATTTGGTCAGCTTGTGAACATCCATTCACTAGGGCTTTTTTTTAGTCTTTCAGTTTTAGTTTTGTTAGTCAAGTCTTTTATTTTAGTGTGCGGTGCTTTGAATGTTCCCACCAATAAGTGCACCGCAACTCATCGGTCAAGTAGCCTAGATTTCTAGTCAACTGCTAGGCCAGCTATTTAGTGTAGGACTGGATTACACCTACGGAGCTTGGATCAATCAATGCTCTGGGTCAAGGCCAAAAGGCTCACCGTCTGCTAGTTGACTTTCCGTCATGGCTATACCTCAGCATAGCCAAAAGAGATAGTCAAGAGTTTTTTTTTACGCTCCCTCAGGCAACATTTCTTTATTGCCTATGTACTTAAAGTTTTGGTCTGGATCATATTCAAAGCAAAACCATTTTTGACTTATGACAGCACTAATGAGTTTTTCACCAACTCCTAGTCTTTCCATATCGTCCACCATTTTGTGGACTTCACGTATATGTTCTTTGTCTTCTTCTGTAAGCATTTATTTTTCCTTTTCGTTGTTGTTGAAACCATTAAGCATTAAACCACAACATAACGCAATAGTTATTTTCAATTATTTTATAAGTTATTGTTTTTAAACGAATACTTTTTTATTGTTTCATGTTTTGTTCGTTAGTGTTCCATTTGGTTAGTGATTCGTTTATGTTTTGTTCTAACATTTCTTTTAATTGGATATATGAACCTGCGCGTGTATGCGCGTGTGCGTAACGTGCGCGTGTGCGTAGGGGAAAACGTCAGATATTTTGTAAGATATATGACACAAAGGATAACACATTACATTGTCAATAAAATCAGTGGGTTAGCTTTGGTGAAGCGTTTGTGATCACATTTCCCATAGGAAACACTTTAGTCTCACTAAGGTTTTACATTTGTGATCACATTACAGGCCTAGGGGTAAACTTTTGTGATCACAAGAGGTAGGCACAAGGGGGTTGCGTGCATCCGCATATATGTACAATGTGACAAAAAATTATCTCACTAAAATTTCACTAATGCAAAAAAATAGGCCCACCCAGTATGTACCTGAGTGAGCCAAAGGAGAAAACGAAAGTGTCCTTAGGGTATACTATAGACAAATAACTAATTATGATTATTCATACTTATACTTATACTATAGCCCATCCCTAAGGGATAATTCATTATACCACTGTTTTACACATCTGTCAACAATAAAATGTAAAAAATTATATTTTTTTGAAAAATGTTGTAAAAGTGCTTGACAAACAAAACGAATCATGCTACTATTCAAATCAGTTGTATGAAAAAGAGGATTTATACTATATGCCATTATTTACAATGAGCCAACTAAAAGGTCCGAATGGCAAGTGTAGAACTAAAAGTTTATTCTATGAGTTGTCATACTATGACACCACTGATGTTATCTTCACAACAAAAGAACATGACATAACAGTCAAAGATAAACTTTACGTGTCCTTACAACAGTTATTCATAAAGATGGTTCCAAATGACCCGACTGAGTATGAGTTTGCTCAGGCGGTTTTTGGTTCTTGGAACGTGTGGAAAGGTATATCCGAAGCTCCACAAATAAAACCTTTTGTCAACCACTGGCGTAACGAAGTAGTTGTCAAAGTTAAATCACAAGCGATTCAAGCTATAGCTGAAGAGATGAAGTCTAATGGAAGAAGCTCGTTCTCTGCAGCTAAACTTCTATTGGATAAAGGTTGGTTAGATAACGATACAGCCTCACAAGCTAAAAAGAAGTTACAGGCTAAAGAACAAGAAGAACAAGATAAACAAGCATTGTCACTATTACAGAACGATGCACAACGATTAGGATTGAAGGTTAACTAAGCATGGCTAAGAAACCAACAGTAACTACAATCACTTCAGGTTTTGCCTCAGTTACAACACTGAACGCTAACTACGAAGCATTGAGAGATGCTTTCGATAATACTATATCAAGAGACGGCAGCACACCCAACACGATGACTGCTGACTTTGACATGAACAGTAACGACATTCTTAATGTCAAAAGTATTACAGATGCTACAGGTGCAGACATTGTAGCAGGAGCTAAGGCAAATGCTGACGCTGCAGCAGCAGCACTAGATGAGTTTACAGATTTATACTTAGGTGCAAAAACTGCAGACCCAACTGTTGATAATGATGGAGATGCACTACAAACAGGTGCGATCTATTACAATTCAGTAGATAAAATATTTAAAGTTTATAACGGTTCAAGTTTTGTTGTAGCTATAAATGTATCAACTCCTGTTTCTGTTTCAAACGGAGGTACAGGAGCAATCAATGCTGCAGACGCTAGGCTAAACTTGAACGCAGAAGAAGCTGGTACTTCACTAGCTTTAGCAATCGCATTAGGCTAGTATAGGAGATTAAAAATGGCTGATAGCGCAGGTGTAACCCTTCAGGCAACAGTACTGCCTGATGAGATACAAAAAACTTTTTCGTCTACTATGACAGTAGCACCAGCAGACGGAAATGATAAATGGTACTATAAACTAACAAGTGTAAGTAACGCTAGTACAGACCTTATGGCTGGTTACTTCACAGACTACACAGCAGTAGATGATGATACTGCTCCAACTGCTATTCATACTGCTGATAAAGTAAACTTTCTTTTTGTCAAAAACACTGACGCTGCTGAAAGCGTATACATTGTCTTAGACGGTGGTACAGCTTCTGCTAGTGAAGTTGATGGTATTACACTAGGGCCATCAGAAGGAATGGCTTTACGTTTACCAAACGCAACTGTTGGTAATATTCACGCTATCAGTTCTGCTGGTACAGTAACATGTATAGTATGCGCTTTACTTGACGATGTAGCGTAAGGTAGGTTCAAATGCCTAACACATTTAAGAATTATACTAAATCGTCTGTAGGAACTACTGGTGATGTTGTATACTCAGTTCCATCAGGAACAACTTCTGTGATGATAGGGTGTAACGTATCAAACGTTGCATCCACACAGATCACTGCAGATGTCCTTATGACTGGAGTTCACATTGTTAAAAATGTGCCAATTCCTGCAGGATCAAGTATTTCTGTTTTAGATGGTAAGATAATTCTTGAAGCTGGAGATACTATCGTTGTAGAAAGCGACACACTAAATAGTGCAGATGTAATAGTTAGCGTATTGGAACAAACATAATGGGTGGATACATTGGCAGTCGTGCAGTTACTTTAGTCTCAAACACTGACAGCATTACAGTAACAGGTGACATTACGTTTGATGGGCTATTATCCAACGATGATAGTATTGATGCGGATGTCACTATTCTGTCAGGCAGGAATGCAGCAGTTGTGGGGCCAGTAACAATAAATGCTGACGTAACGGTTACAGGAACGTTGACTATATTATGAGTACTTTGTTTGCAGATACTTTAAAAAATCAATCGGGTAATGGGCCGACTGCTTTAGATAAGCAAAATGCTGCTAAAGTAAAAGGCTCTAAAAATGCTTCTGGTAGTTCAATACTAGGAACATTAAATGTAAGCAGCTTAGATGATGACGGCACTGGTGATTTTGGAATTAATTTTACAAACGCTTTTGCAAATACAAACTATCAAGCAAACTTAACTGTTTTCTCTGGTGTAAGTGCTGGTAATTCTGATGGTCATTTTGCAGAAGCTAATTCTAAAACAACAAGTTCTATAGAAACTCAAACTTGGTATGGTGACGCAAGTACTAATGCAACTTTTATAGATTGGGCTTATGATATTATTATTCACGGAGACTTAGCATGACCTCCATAATAAAAGTTGACACTATACAAAACAAAGCTGGGTCTACAACGTTAGATGCTGACAAGTTGCCAGATATGTATAGTGGGTCTGCAAAGGCTTGGCTTAACTACAATGGATCTACAAATACAATATTAAAGTCTTTTAATATTTCTTCTTTAACAGATAATGGAACAGGCCAACATGACGGAAATTTTACATCAAATATGGATGGTATAAGTTTTTCTGCACCTGCTTGTTGTAGGCAAGGCGGTGGTGCAGGAGATAAACATTATACATCACCTGACGATTCATCAAATATTCGTGTAGTTATTTATAACAGTTCTGGTAGTTTCGTTGATAGCGATAACGTTTCAGTAGCAGTACACGGAGACCTAGCATAATGGCAGGATACATAGGCACAGTCCCAGCACCTCAAGCTACTCAGCTTAGACAGACGTTTACAGCGACTGCTTCTCAGACAACCTTTGGCACTGCTGGCTATACTGTAGGTTTCATTGACGTATTCATGAATGGTGTCAAATTAATAGATGGCACTGATTATACAGCTTCTAATGCTAGTGAGGTTGTTCTTACTACTGGTGCTGCTGTAGGAGATGTCATAGACATTATAGCTTACACTGCTAATGACACTGCTGACCAAAAAGGTGGTGGTAAGTTTAAGGGTGACAGAGGTACGTTTGGTGTTGGTGGTGCTGATATATTTAGGGTTCATGAAAAAGAGCTAAACACTAATGTAACCATAGACGCTACTGAGAACGCTATAGCTGGTGGTCCTTTGACAATAGCTAGTGGTATTACCTTGACTGTTACAACAGGAGGGAACTTGAGCATTGTCTGAGATTAGAGCAACAACAATTAGTGACGAGACAGGTAACGGCCCTATCGCTTTGACTAAGCAGAGTGCTGCTAAAGCTTGGTTGCATTTTAACTATGATGATTTACCAGCACTTAAAGACTCATTCAACGTCAGTAGTTTAACAGATGCTGGGGTTGGTCTTTGTACGATGAATTACACAAATAATTTTAATGATGCAAATTACTCATTTATTGGAATGACTAACGCTTATCATGCAAGAGAAACATCCAGAGCAGTAGGTTCATCTCAATTAAATTCTTGGTACGTTAGTGGTACTGGCGGTCAAAGAACTAATGTTGATTCAACCTTTAATAGTTCTGCATCATTTGGAGACCTAGCATGAGTACTCTAAAGGTCACAAACATCCAAGCTACAGGTGAGACAGCTAGTCGTGCAGTATCAGGTGTTGCCGCAGCTTGGGTAGACTTTACGACTATAACAACTACTGCTGTTAGAGATAGTCTTAATGTTGCTTCATTAACAGACCTTGGAGCAGGTGCTACAACAATAAATTATACTTCTTCAATGAGTTCTTCTAACTATGCAGGAGTTATGTACACAGGTGCAGGTGACGCTAGCACAGCATACAACAACTTTAATAACCAATACTTGGGTGGATTTGGAAGTAAATCAACGTCAAGCATTTCACTAGGTGCTTATAATGCTAGTTTTGTAGATAGCTATAAAAATGATGCAATTATTATGGGAGACCTAGCATGAGCAGTACTCTAACAGTCACCAATCTAACAGCTACTAATCTCACTGATGGTGGTGGTACGACTTCTACGTTTGCTAGTATAAATGAAGGTCATGCTAAAGCTTGGGTTAACTTTACTGGAACTGGTACAGTAGCTATTGATGACAGCACAAATATGAGTAGTGTTACTGATAATTCTACAGGAAGGTATAATCCTAATTTTACTACAAGTTTTGCTACTGCGAATTATTGTGTTACTCATGGATGTCAGTTTGTAAACTTTAATGGTTATTTTCATTCTTATCATACAAAATCAGCAAGCACTGTTGAATTTCTTTTTATCAATACAAATGCTGCTTATGAAGACAGTGCAGATGTAAGTGCTACTTATAACGGAGACTTAGCATGAGTACACTAGAAGTCTCAAACCTCAACGATGGCACAACAACTGTAGCGACTACTTATGTTACTAATGGTTCTTCTAAAGTTTGGATAAATTTTAATGGTTTAACCACAACATCTATTCGTGATTCATTTAATGTATCTAGCGTTACAGATAATGGTACAGGAGATACTACTATCAGCTATACTAGTTCTTTAAGCGCAGCATATAATTATTCAATGGCTGACTATACCTCTTATTACGGAAATCTAAAATTTGCGAGCTTCAGAGGTTTAGGCGGTTCTAACAAATTAGCAGGAAGTGTAAATGTTGTTTCTGGATATATATCAAGTACAGGTGGTAATCTAGCTGCTGAGGATATAGGTGAAATGAACCTTATAATGCAAGGAGACTTAGCATGACCCACGGACATCTTTGGGATAGACTAGCAGAAGCTAAAACAAGACTAAAACCTGTACAGTCTAAGTACAGAGTATTGTTTGAAGACCCTGCTACACCTGACGAACCAGCTAAGGTCTTAGTGCCTGATCCAAACTGGATGGCTTGTGCATTAGAGGGTGGGATACTACCACCTATAGAGACTTATCAGCGTGACCGTTTAGTTCCTGATGGAGAGCCTAAAGAACATCCATACGCTGAACCTATCGGCAGTATGACAGAAGAGGAAGCAGTAGAATATTTAATTCAAAAGGATATAGATCCGTCAGTATGGCGAGACTATAAAGGAAACAGAACGATCATGAAGATTGTACCTGTCGAATTGATCCCATCGGATCGCTCATTTAGAAACGCATGGAGAATTATGCAATGACTACATACATAAATATAAATGGAGATGTACGAGACGCATCTTCTCTAACAGTACCAACAGATAGAACCTTCAGAGGTGCTTGGACATTCAACGGTGATGTCGTTGAGATTGACATGGCAGCAGCTAGAAACATCCACAAGGATAATCTCAGGGCAGAACGTGCGCCACGTTTAGAAGCTTTAGATGTATCTTACATGAAAGCTCTAGAGGCTGGCTCAGGTGCAGCAGCAATAGCTACACAAAAGCAAACTTTGCGTGACATTACATCTGACGCTCGTATTGCTAATGCAGCAGACGCTGACGCACTCAAAGCATTAGACCTAGACACTCTATTAGGAGACTAATATGTCAAGAGCTAGAGAACTAGCTGACCTTAGTAACGTTATCAACAAGGGTGCTAACTTGCAGCCTAATTTGATAACTAATGGCGATATGTCTGTGGACCAACGCAATAGCGGTTCTTCTGTTACGGCTACACATGGCTCAGATACTTTTTGTCCAGACCGTTACAGATTTATAGAAAATCATTCAGGTAGTTTTAGTCTTCAACAAGTTGAGGATGCCCCAGATAATTTAGAATATTCTATGAAAGTTACTGTAACTGGCACTGATACATCTTTATCAGCAACAGAATTTACAAGAAATATACAACCAATAGAAGGGCAGCACATTAGTCACCTTAACTGGGGTTCTGCTAATGCAAGAACATGCACCCTTACATTTTATGTAAAGTCTAGTGTTACTGGTGCGTACTATATTTCTCTATTTAATAGTGCAGCTAATCGTTCATTTGTAAGTAGCTATACAATTAATACTGCTGATACTTGGGAAAAGAAAACTATTACAATTACTGGCGATACTTCTGGAACTTGGTTAACTACTAATGGTGCTGGTATTTATATTTCTTGGTCACTAGGTACAGGAACAACTTATCAAACCTCTACCTTAAACAGCTGGGCTGGGGCTTTTGCTATGGCAGGGTCAGACCAGATAAACCTTGCTGCAACTAATAGTGCAACTTGGCAACTTACTGGTGTTAGTTTTGTAGTAGGCGATAGCGCACCTGTTACCCATCCTTATGAAAGTTTTGCTGAAAATTTAAAAAGATGCCAAAGGTACTTTGTTAAGTCGTGGTCACAAGGAAGTGCGGTAACAACAAATAACGGAATAATAACTGCTTCTTGCGTAGGTAATGTTAACAGAGCATTTGGAAATGTTTATTGGCCTACAACTATGAGAACATCACCAACAGTAACTTGGTATAATGGTTCAAGCGGCACTGTAAATAAATGGAGAAATGGCTCACAAGGAGTAGACATTACCCCACCCTCACCAAATACAGCTATAGGTGAAAGCGGATACGGCTTTGTTTTAAGTTCTGGTATTACTGCTGTAACTGACACATTGCAAGGACACTATCAAGCGGAAGCAGAGCTATGACAGTTTTTACAAACGCTAAATATATTGCCAACGAAGCCGGTGAGAATACAGTTATAGAAGTTACTATAGACGGTAAACAAACTTCTCATGTGCCTGTTAATCCAGACAACGCTCACTTCCAAGCCATACAAGAATGGGTGGCCGAAGGTAATACGATACAACCTGCAGAGTAATGTCAACACAAGAGCAAATCCGAATAGCTGCTGAAAGTGATCTTGTCACATTCATTAGACTAGTAGCACCAGAGCAAGTACTAGGGCAATGCCATGAGGATGTTTGTAACTGGTGGACAAGACCTGACTCAAAGACACATCAACTTCTACTCTTTCCTAGAGACCACGGAAAATCAAGATTAATTGCTTTTAGGGTAGCTTGGGAGTTGACAAAGAACCCAACTTTGCGTATACTATACATATCAGCTACAGCTAACCTTGCTGAGAAACAACTAGGATTTATCAAAGGCATACTGACATCAGAGATATACAGAAGGTATTGGCCTGAACACGTAAACTTTGATGAAGGTAAACGAACACGATGGACTAACTCAGAGATTATGTTAGACCATCCATTGAGGAAAAAAGAAAATGTTAGAGACCCTTCGATCTTTACTGGTGGACTTACTACATCGCTTACAGGCTTACATTGTGACATTGCTGTCCTCGATGACTGCGTGGTGTATGAAAATGCTTACACAGGTGAAGGACGCAATAAAGTCAAAAGTCAATACTCTCTTCTCTCGTCTATTGAAGGTGCTGAAGCGAAAGAGTGGGTAGTAGGAACTAGGTATCACCCTGCTGACTTGTACAACGATCTGCTACAGATGACTGAAGATCAGTACGATCCAAGAGGTGATAAGATAGGTGAGGATAATATCTACGAGATATTTGAGAAACCTGTAGAAGAAAGAGGTGATGGAACAGGTGAGTTCCTTTGGCCTAGAACCCAGCGCAAAGACGGTAAGTGGTTTGGGTTTGACATGAAGATACTAGCTAAGAAACGTGGTCAGTATCTAGACAAAGGACAGTTCAGAGCACAGTACTACAACGATCCTACTGACCCTGACAACGTACCTGTCTCACCAGATAAGTTTCAGTACTACGAAAGAAAGCATATTAGAGAAGAAAACGGTTTCATCTACTACAGACAAAACAGACTGAATGTATTTGCTGCTGTTGACTTCGCATTTAGTTTAAACAAACGTGCTGACTATACAGCCATAGTGGTGGTAGGAATTGACGCAGACAACAACATCTATGTCTTGGACATCGACAGATTCAGGACTGACAGAATATCTGATTACTTCGAAAACATATTACACATGTCAAACAAGTGGTCATTCAGAAAGCTCAGAGCAGAAACAACAGTCGCACAAATGGCAATCGTCAAGCAACTCAAAGAACTTATCAAGCAACACGGACTAGCTATAAGCATTGATGAGTACAGACCTAATAAGAACCAAGGTAATAAACAAGAACGCATAGCTTCAATACTTGAGCCACGTTATGATAACATGAGTATCTGGCATTACAGAGGCGGCAACACTCAGTTACTAGAAGAAGAGTTGTCATCCAGAAACCCTGCTCACGATGATATCATAGATGCTTTAGCCTCAGTTATTGACATGGCTGTTAAGCCAGCTAGAGCAATACGTAGGAGTAAAGATAACGTGGTACAGTTTAATTCTAGATTCGGTGGGGTATCCTTCTAATGGCTGGAACAACTATTGACCTGCAGACTATGATTGATCCACACAGTCTAGCAGTAGACATTGCAGATCGCTGGACAAAGTGGAACAACGCAAGGCGACCAAAGATTGAAGAGTGGAAAGAGTTACGTAACTACATCTATGCTACGGATACAAGAACTACGTCCAACAGTAAACTACCTTGGACTAACAGTACGACTACACCAAAGCTAACACAAATAGCTGACAACTTACATGCTAATTACTTTGCTGCTTTGTTTCCACAAAAACGTTTCTTTAGGTTTGAAGCACACGATGAAGACTCAGATGTCAAAGCTAAACGTGATGTAATTCAATCATATATGGAAAACAAGATACGTCAATCAGACTTTGAAAATACTGTAAGTAAACTCATCAATGATTACATTCAGTACGGCAACTGTTTTGCTACAGTAGAGTTTGCTAGAGATTATACGGAGTATGAAGATGGAGAACTTTCTGTTAACTATGTCGGACCTAAGCTTGTCAGGATTTCTCCATTTGACATCTGCTTCAACCCAGTTGCTTCAAGTTTCGGAGATAGTCCTAAAATTGTCCGTTCAGTTTTAACAACAGGTGAGCTATCTAGACAAATAGAAGAGACTGTTGACAACGCATACCTGAAACAAATCTTTGACAGGATGTTAACAAACAGAGCTTCAGTAAACGGCTACGGTGGTAGCGATGTGGATGTAGACAAGGCTCACGCATTTACTGCTGATGGTTTTACTAATCTGAACGAGTACTATGAGTCAGACTACGTAGAGCTTATGACATTCTACGGTGACATCTATGATAACGATACTAACACCTTTCACAAGAACAGAGTTATTACTATCGTAGACAGAGCCTACGTAATACTAAACGAACAAAATCCAAACTGGTTAGGTAAGTCTTCTGTCTTTCATGCAGGTTGGAGAGACCGTCCAGATAATCTTTATTCTATGGGGCCACTTGACAATCTTGTAGGAATGCAGTATCGTATAGATCACCTAGAAAATCTCAAAGCTGATGTCTTTGATCAGATAGCTTATCCTATAATCAAGATAAGAGGTGACGTAGAAGACTTTGACTTTGAACCAGCAGCTAGAATATACATGGGTGAAGAAGGTGACGTAGGATACTTAGCTCCTGACCCAACAGCACTAAACGCTGACTTTCAGATACAGAACCTAGAAAACAAAATGGAGATGATGGCTGGTGCTCCAAGAGAAGCTATGGGTATCCGTAGTGCAGGTGAAAAGACAGCCTTTGAAGTACAGCAGTTAATGACTGCAGCAGGACGCATCTTTCAACACAAGACTGCAAATTTCGAAAGGGTCTTTTTAGAACCTATACTAAACGCAATGCTTGAAGCTGCTAGACGTAACATGGATATAGCAGATACAGTTAGAGTTCTTAACGAGGATACAGGACTGTTCTTTTTTCAACAGATTACAAAAGAAGACATCATGGCTAACGGTAAGATTGTTCCTATCGGTGCTAGACACTTTGCTGAAAGAGCGCAAAGAGTACAGAGCATGTCACAACTTTACCAGTTGAAGTTAGCTGATCCTAGTGTTGCTGTTCACTTCTCAGGTAAAGAGTTTGCTAGAATACTAGCAGAAGAGTTAGGTGAACCAGCGTTGTTTGGAGACAATATCTTAGTTTCTGAACAACTAGACTCTGAGCGTATAGCAACTGAAGCTCAGGTACAATTTGAAGAAGAGCAAGATATAGCAATCAAAGAAGGATTATAAGATGCCATACAAAAAAGGTAAAGTACAAAAGTACAAAAACGAAACAAAGAAACCTATGGAAAAGAAAAAGAAACCAATGAAAAAGAAGCCTATGAAGTAAATGAAGGCTGCTTGGTTTAGAGGATGTAAGACGCAGGAGGACAAGGACAAAGTTAAACAAAAGCTTATGTCTGACAGAGATAGCCTCCTGCATCTCGAATCAATTCTTGAGTCTATGCTTGAGGATAGACCGACTACGATGGATTATGATAGTCCTTCTTGGTCACACAAAATGGCTGATCGTATCGGCTACAACAGAGCACTAACCCAAGTGCTTGATCTTATTAACCTAGATAAGGAATAAAATTATGGTATTTACTACTGATAATACTGCAACCACACAGGAAGATCAGAACAACGAGAATCAAAGTCAGGAAACCCCTATACAGGAATCCTTTCTTGATAAACTCGTTCAGGCAAAGGGAGAGAACTGGAAAGACCCTGAAGTGTTAGCCAAAGGTAAGTTAGAAGCTGATGGTTACATTAAAAATCTTGAAGACCAACTCAGTCAAATGAGGGAAGACTTGAAGAAACAGGAATACAAAAACGAAGTTCTCGATCAACTTCAGACCAAGGCCGCTGAAACTACTGCAGCGACTAATGAAGTGCCTAACAATAACAGTAGCACTAAAGATCAGAATACCACTGCAACCTTTAGTGAGGAAGACCTGAAGAGCCTTGTAGAAAAGACACTAGGTCAGCGAGAGTTAGAAGCCAAAGTTCAAGGCAACCTAGAACTCGTTGATAAAGAGCTAGAGGGAAGCTTTGGCACTGAAGCCAAGGCTCAAATCGAAAAGAAAGCTGCAGAGCTTGGTATGTCAATAGATCGTTTACGTGATATTGCTGCTGAGTCACCCAACGCATTCTTCGCTCTTATAGGTGAGAACAAACGTCCAGCTAATCCTATGGTTGCTGGGTCAGTTCGAACCGAAGGTGTCAACATGCAGTCCTCTACGGAGCGAGATTTTAATTACTATCAGAAACTACGTAGAGAAAATCGTAACTTGTACTATTCAGCTAAGACGCAGCAACAAATGTTTGAGGATAAAGCTCGGCTTGGCGAAAAGTTTGGTGCATAATTAAAGGAACTTAGACATGGCAATGACCACATCTAATACCTCGTTCCTGCAACGTGCTCAGGTCTATTCATCAGAATTAAAAGAAATTCTGCGTGACGAGATGATGGCACAACGATATGTGCGTATGCTTGATGGTTTTCCTGACGGAAACACTTTCAACATTCCATCTATCGGTCAGGCACAGGTAGACAACTACTCAGAAGATAGTGCGGTCACCTATCGTCCACTCGACACAGGTAACTTCACCTTCACAGTCGATAAGTATCTATCATCAGCTACTTATATGACAAAGAAAGCAGAGCAAGACACATTCTATTCAAACGAATTAATGTCACGCTTTGTACCAGAACAAGAACGTGCAATCATGGAACACTTCGAGACAACCACTCTTGCTGCTCCTGAATCTGGCGTATCAGCTAACTCATCTGAAGCAATCAACGGCATCTCAATGCGTGTTGGTTCTACAGGTACAGGTGAAGTTATCACCTTGAAAGAGTTTGCTTATGCACGTTACGCTTTGAAAAAACAAAGTGTTCCAGACAGCAACTTGGTAGCTATCGTTGATCCGTCTGTTGAGTACACACTTAACACACTAGCTAACCTAACAAACGTGCAAAACAACCCACGTTTCGAAGGTATTGTTCGTGACGGTATAGCAACAGGTATGCGTTTCGTAGCTAACATCTACGGCTTTGACGTATATTGTTCAAACTTTCTACCAACAGCAACTGACAACGCACTACCAGACTTAGCTGCTGCTAACCAAGACTACTCATCAACAAACGGTGTAGTTAACTTGTTCTTCTCAGCAGACCAGTCTGTAAACCCATTCGTGGGTGCGTTCCGTCAACAACCTGAAGTAGACTACGATTATAACAAAGACTTCCAAAGACATGAGTTTGTAACAACTGCTCGTTATGGTGTCAAGTTGTATCGTCCTGAAAACATGGTTCGTGTTGTCACGAAACCAACAGTAGCGTAAGGAGGACTAACTAATGGCATATGTTAATGCAGACGGTCTAGAAATTCTTGCCGCAGGTGATGCAGGTACTGCAGCGAAGCGTGGTACTTCACTTTCAAGTCAAAAGAAAGCATTAGTGATGACAATCACAGGAACAGAAGTTCCTTCATCTGTGGCTACACCACAAGATCATGATGCTTTTATCCCAGCAGGTTCGTACATCACTGGTGCTCACCTTATTGTCACAACAGCTTTCACCTCAGGTGGTTCAGCTACATTGACAGTAGGTACTTACCAGCAAGATGGTACTGTCGTAGATGCTGATGGCATTGACGCAACTGTTGCTTTGGCTGCTCTTGCAGCTAACAAAGCAGTAGCTTGTGACGGTGCAGCAGTAGGCGGTACAGCGACTGTTGGAGCTAACGATGTTTATGTCGAAGCTATCTATGGCACAGCAGCATTTACTGCTGGTGAAGCCAAGTTGGTTATCGAATACATCGAGCCTTAAATAAGCTTTGGGTGTTCCTTCGGGAGCACCCTACTTAACTAGGAGATTTTAATGGCAAACGTAAACCACTCTACTCTTACTGATCCATACCTTCACGAACCAAAAGGCGTTGCCGCAGCAAGTAGTGGTGACGTTTACCTAGCTAACGGTTCTGGCTCAGGTTCTTGGACATCTAGACAGTCCATGTTAACAGTTCAGTTTCCAGATATTTCTAGCGCAAGTGATTTGTATGTACCTATGCCTTACGCAGGAACTATAACTAAAATACAAAGTGCTTTGACAGCAGCTATATCTGGTGGAGATGCTGTATTTACTGTGACTAATTCAGCAGGTTCTTCGATGGGAACCCTTACTATAGCTCAGTCAGGTTCTGCAGCAGGTGATGTAGATACACTAACACCTGCCTCAAACAATACAGTAACAGCAGGAAGTTTTATAAAGATAGCGTGTGCTGGTGCGCCAAGCTCACACGTTGAAGCTTGTATAGTTATCTGCGTGGATGGATCATAATGAAAACAACTTTGTTACAGCTAGTACAGTCTATCTTGTCTGATATGGACTCAGAAGAAGTTAACGGTATCTCTGATACTATAGAAGCAAAACAAATAGCTTCTGTTATAGAAGATACTTACTACAATATTATTGCAGCTAGAGAAATACCAGAACACAACAAACTACTTTCACTAACTGCTGTATCCAACTCAGCTAAACCAACGCACTTCAAGTACCCTACTAGAACTAAGGTTATAACTAGGATTGATTATAACGTAGGCACTATTGCAGATAAAGACTTTAGAGAGATAGAGTTTGTAGACCCTATGACATTTATTGATAGGATGAGCGAGACTGGTTTACTTGTAGAAACATTTGACGGTGCTGTAGATATATATGTTCTAAATGATACTGCACCTTCTTATTACACTTCATTTGACGATGAGTATATTATCATGAATGGTTATGAAGCAGACAAAGAGGCTACACTACAAGCTGATAAGACAAGAGCTTGGGGTTCAACTTATCCAACCTTTTCTCAGACAGACAGCTTTGAACCTGACTTAGATAACACACTAATGCCTTTACTCTTGGCAGAAGCTAAGTCAACTTGCATGAGTTTATTTAAAGGTGGTCCTGACCCCAAGATTGATCAGGCTGCACGTAGGCTAAAGTCTTACGTACAAAATGATCAGTATAAGACAAGAGTAAAATCAGTAAATCAATACGGAAGAACCTGATGATTGATATAGAGACCGACACAGTAAACCAACGCTGTGTTATAAAGTCTGACAAGATGTTGTCAGAAATTTATGTAGAAAAAGAAGACAGTGGATACATCTTTTTTAGAGTTACATTTGAAAAAGGTAAAGTACCACAAGAATTATCAGGCAGATACTCAAGCCTAGAAAAAGGTAAACAAGCTGTAGAAAGTTACCTAAGAGATAAAGTAAAGACTAAAACTCTTCAACGTAATGAGTATGCAGACAAAAGAGAGATAGAACGTAATGGCTCAAAGTCTAAGTCAAAAGGCAGTTAATAACTTTGTAAAAGGTTTGATTACAGAAGCTGCTGAACTTACGTTTCCTGACGGTGCTTCTGTTGATGAATTAAACTGCGACTTACGTAGGGATGGTACTAGACGTAGGCGACTAGGTGCAGTATACGAAAGCAACAACACACTGTCTAGTTTTACTATGACTGATTCAGAAACTATAGCCACAGGCGATTGGATAAACGTTGGTGGTGATGCTGACTTAGAGTTTTTAGTGTTGCAAAAAGGTAACACATTATATTTCTACAACAAAGGTGATCTACCTTATTCTGCTCAAGTAGAAACAAACTCTGTAAACTTGTCAAGTTACGAACAAGCAGGTTCTGCTGGTGCTGAAAATGCTAAGTGTCAGTTCACATCTATCAAAGGTAACTTGGTTGTATCTTCACCAGAGATAAATACTATAGCAATTCAGTATAGCTCAGGCACATTTACAGTTACTCAGATTACCTTTGAAATTAGAGATTTTGAATATCAAGGAAACACATCAGAGTACTATGAAGAAAAATCTTCTCCTTCTCAAGACAGAAAGTATGATACTCAAAATGCTGGTTGGGTAGGAACAAAAGGAGCAGCAGCTTTATCAACTTGGTCATCAGCAAACTCAAGCAAACATCCTCCTTTAACTCATCCTTGGTATGCAGGTAAAGACTCTAATGGAGACTTTAGTGCTACAGAGTGGGATAGAATTTATGGTGGTACTACACTAACAGGTAACGGTCACTTTATCTTAGACTTCTTTACTAAGAACAGAGGGTCTGCTTCAGGTCTAACAGGTTTAACCAAGATGACAGATACAGAAACCTCTAGGTTTAGATGTGCTGAATCTTTTTCTGGTAGAGTTTTTTATGCAGGTATTGACAGTGCTGAAAATGCTGGTACAATACTGTTTTCTAAAGTTGTTGAAACAGTAGATGACTTAGGTGTATGTCACCAACAAAATGACCCTACAGCAGAGTACTTGTCAGACTTGTACGCTACAGACGGTGGTGAACTAAGGATACCTGACGCTGTTAAAATACAGAGACTGTACGCTTACCAAAACTCTCTCTTTGTATTTGCTGAAAATGGTGTATGGCAAATCTCTGGTGTTGACGGTGTATTCAGAGCTACAGAGTTTTCTATCAACAGGGTTACTAGGGTTGGTATCCTACAGCCTGAAACATTTGTTGAAGCAGAAGGTATTCCTTTTTGGTGGTCAAGATTTGGCATCCACACATTAACAACTGACGATGTATCAGGGCAAGGTAAAGAACAAAACTTAACTATTCCTACCATACAAAGTTTTTGGGATGCTATTGATCCTGATGCTAAACTAAAAGTTACAGCAGTTTATGATGGTATAAACAAAAGAATATACTGGGGCTATCCTGATGCAAGTGAAACTGTAGAGTCAAAGATAAACAACTTTCTTATACTTGATGTACCTCTGCAAGCTTTCTTTCCTTGGAAGATATCAGATCAAACATCTAACACTGATGCTGTAGTAGGACTAGCTTTTTATTCAGGCTATGGTGCTAAAGAATTAGACCTTGATGTTCTAGCTAACAGCAGTGCTGATGATGTCCTTACAGCTTCAGGCGGTACAGATGTAAATGCAGGTAGCTTTGTAACTAGCACCGTGTACATAATTAAAACTGTAGGAACTACTGACTTTACTGCTGTTGGAGCAGCTAATAATAATGTTGGTACAGTTTTTACAGCTTCAGGCGCAGGTACAGGTTCAGGTGTAGCAACAGTAGCAAATGACGTTGTGTCAACTCAAATATCTACTACAACTACAGGTGATCCAGCTATCATACTTATTTGTAGAGATGGTGGTACAAACAAAATAACTATGGGTGCTTTTACTAGCATAGGGTTTTTAGATTGGGGTGATACTAACTATAACTCTTTTGCTGAAACAGGTTATGACTTTATAGGGGATGTTATAACTAAAAAGAATGCGCCATATATTGTAACATATTGTAGGTTGACAGAGACAGGATTTACTGGTAATCCTACTCTAGGTTTTGAATCAATAAGACCTTCATCATTAAAGGTTTCTGCTGCTTGGGATTTTGCTGAAAACTTTGGTACTAGTCAACAGGTGTACAGACTAAAGTTTCCAGTAATACCTAATCAGAATGACCTAACAGACTTTGACTATCCTGAGGATGTCATTACATCAAGAGTAAAAATACGTGGACATGGACGATCCATGAGAATTAAATACGAAAGTGAACAGGGTAAAGACTTCTTGCTCCTAGGTTGGGGTATGATACAAGGAAGGAACCCTAGATACTAATGACTGAATATACAATTAGGGATGCTACCCAAGAGGATGTCTTGGATATTGTCCTAGCAGTAAAACAATTCTGCAAAGAAATACCTCATCCAGCTTGGTCTAAGATAAATACAAACAAGATTAACCAATTAGTTACTACTCTGATAGACCATGAGTTAGGTTTTGTAAAACTTATAGACTTTGATGGAGAAATAGTAGGTGCTTTAATAGCTATGGTTTCTGAGCTACCTATTAATGATTTTAAGTATGCCCAAGAGTTAATGTTTTGGGTAGACCCTAAACATAGAAATGGTAAGACTTCAATAAAACTGATAAACGAGTACACACTTTGGTCTGAGCAAGCAGGGTGTAACTTTGCTAGATTATCTGAGTTAGATAATGTTCTTAGTAGTAAAGCTGGTGTATTGTTTAAACGTAAAGGCTATAAGCCTATAGAAACAGCTTATATAAGGGAAATATAAAATGGCAATTTTTACAGCAATAGGTGGTGCTCTAATAGCTGGAGCAGGTGCTGTTGGCTTAACAGTAGGTGCTACTGCTTTTACTGTTGGTGCTGTTGCAGTAGGTGGAGCAGCTACAGCATACGGTGTTAGTCAATCAAGAAAAGCTGCTGATTTAGGTAGAGAATCTGTTAGGATACAAAGAGAAGCTGCTGCAACACAAAGAAGACAAGAAGCAGCTAGAGAAACCAGATCAAGAAGAGCTTCTATTAGGTCTTTTTTAAGGCAAAGAAAAAGAATAGAAGCTGCTGGGGTAGGTGGGGCAGGTACTGCAGTATCAGCAAGAGGTGGTGCTCTAGCAGGTTTGTCATCTCAACTAGGAGCTAACCTAGGATTTAGTACAATGATGTCAGGACTTAGCTCACAGTACTCTAGCCTTACTCAACAAGCTTCTATGCTTCAAGGTCAAGCACAGTATGCTCAAGCTTTAGGTAACATAGGTTTTTCAATCGGTTCATCGGTTATGCCTTCTGGTGGTTTGGGTTCTTTAAATTTAAGTGGTATGACCCCAGATACTGCTGGTCCAAGAGGATACACTAGAAAAAGGTAATTAAAATTGGTATCTTTACTCTCTCTAGATCAAAAGGTTTTCAACGAAGAAGTCTTTAACAAAAAACTTTTAGACTTTTCTGAACAAGAAGAAAAACCTTTTAATCGTAAAAGCATTGTCGAAAGACAAAAGGCTCAGGAAATAGCTATAACAACTAATATTCCTGTAGACCAGATCGAGGCTGAACGTGCTACAGGTGACAATAGCTCAGAATCTGCAGCAAAAGTAGAAGGTCTTAACGTAGACTACGCATTGGCTATAGACCAAGGCTACAGAGATGGTATGACTGCTGAACAGTTAGCATCTATTATCGAGCAGAGAAAAGAAAAAGGCGAGAATATGACTATGCCTGAGTATTTGCTCCTACAAAACCTTATGTTGTCTGACAACGATGTCAATCCTTACGCAACTAGAACTCTAACTAATATGAACATCTGGAATAATCTAATCCAGAAAGAACTAGAAGCTAACGATCAGACAGGCTTTGGTAAAGTAATGACGTTTCTTGACGTAAATGTTTTACGTGAGATAACTATAGGTGCTTTTGAAAACGTAACCTTCAGGTCTAATCGTGAAGGTAAAGAAATAAGAAAAGCTTTCAACGATTTAACACCAGATGAGTTTAACAAGTGGGCTGCTGAGTATATCGAAGAAAGAAAGAATGAAGGTTTCTTCCGTACAGACAACATCTGGAACCTTTACAAGATGGCTAACGATGCGACTTACTTAGGTGATGACCCTATGGCAGGAGCTATGGCACTATTTGGTGTCCTTGATATAGCAACAATAGGTTCTTCTAAGATAATCACTGGTCCTGCCAAAGGTATGATTACTACAGCAAAAGAACGAGGACTAAAAGCTGTAAGTTTAACTAAGTCAAAGTCACCAGTTGACACTGTGGCTGTCATGGGTGATGAGGTTCAGGCTGCTAATGTCGTAAATAAACTAGTAGATGACGCTGGTGTACAAACAGATCAGATAAATGCAGGTAGAAGTCTATCTCAAGACTTAGATCCTGTACCAAGCCCAACTGAAAGACCTAGTTTGGTAGTAACTAGACAGGCTGGTCTCAAAGGTTTTATCACTGAATCTTTGGAAACAATGAATAGAAGGGGTAGCTTTGGTGAGTTACTTCCAGAACACATCATAGATGAACTAGCTGCAACTACAGCAAAAAGAATTGCTGATAAAACTAACGACACACGTTTAAATAGTTATACTAAACCTATTGATGATGGATCAGATGATTACAGGTTTGTTGTCAGATTAGGTAAAGACGGTAGTGGTACAGCGTTTAGACGTAAGATGGACGCTGAGGCTATAGCTGCTAAAGACCCTAGCTTAAAAGTTGTCAAAAAAGAACAAGGAAGAGGTTGGTTTGTAGAAGCAGAGACAAGATTAGATATAGCAGAACAAGCTCCTATTGCTGAAATAGTACAAAAAAGTGATTTTGTTAGAGACACTATAAACAAAACTATAGGAGCAGCTACTGTAAGACTAGGTGACAAACTAGGGGCTAAGTTTTTACAGGCTGAGGCTGGTCAAGCTCTAATAGGTAAGCTAGTAAAACCTTACGCAAAGCTAATAAACTCTGTAAAGGGTAAAGAAAGAGAAAATCTTGGGGATTTTATGACCCAACTGCGTGACGGTAGATACTCTTATCTTAGAACTGCACCTACAAAAGAATCGTTTGAGTCTTTATACAAGCTTCACTACGGCTCTAGACCAGAGCAAAAGACTATTGATGCGTATGAAGCCCTAATTGATATCAATGATGCGTCTTGGCATATCAAGTCTTCTGAAAGATTGAAGCGTGCAGTGACTGCTGGTGGTGTATTTGCTGAGTTTACTGATGACTTTGGAACAGTAGCTTACAGAGTAAATAATAGGGCAGCTATAGACGATGATTTTGTCTTTGATCTAGCATCACAAAAGATTATAAAAAGAGACAAACTAAAAGAAGACGCTATTGTCTTTAAAACATCAGAGCCTTACGCTGGTCACATCTACTTTACCAACGTAAAATCTACACGTCCTTTAGAGCGTATAGACATTATGCCTTATAACATAGGTGGACCTAGAACAAACAGGGAGTTTAGATGGTTCTTAGGTGCAGTCAAAGAAGAAAGACTTTACTCAGGTAAACTAGCTTCCTTAGGTTTTAAAACTTTCTTAGGTTCTTTTGGTAAAGACCAAATAGTGTTAGCAAGAAATCAACTAAATGCTATTTCAAGAAAAGTAAACCAGCTTATGAAAGCTAACAACGTCACTGACTTGCAACAGCTTACGCTAACTAAAGTTGAGTACGATGAGCTAGGTGACGTAATCAGAGCTAACAACTCTTGGAACGAACACATCACTGACTTAGAGGACATTCAAAAGTTAGGTAGAAAGCACAGATTTAACTTTAACGAAGAGTTTGACTTCAAAGCTAGGGATGAAAAAATATCTACTGTCGATGAGGCAGGTGGTGACTTAACTCGCTTTGGTATTACCTTTGGTGAGGACGTAGGAACTATGTTAAACAGTCAAAGGATGCGTAGAGGCGATACACCTTTGATGGAGTTTGGTGGTAATCTTGCTGTAAACGACAGTCCCATAGTAGCTATGGCTGACCAGTTTGGAACTGAAGCTTTTGGCTATGCTAATCGTGCAGCTACACAAAATGCTATAGATGGTTGGAACAAACTAGCTGCTAGAAACGAAGGTCTAATAACTAACTGGGATGATCTGAAGAACTTAGATCCCATGACTAGGTTTATGAGAGCAGAAGTAACTAAGACAGGTAAGTTCAACGATATAGCAGCGCAACTAAGAGAACAGCAAGCTATCATTAAACGTAGGTTGAACCAGCCAACTCCTTTAAGTACATCTTGGGAAACCTTTACAACTGCAGCAACAGAGGCTGTCTTTAGTATAACAAACCGTAAGATAGACTTTTCTAAGATTGGTGTAACCTCTGACCCTTCATCTCAGCTACTAAAGGTAGGGTTCTACTCTAAGTTTGGTTTCTTTAATCCTGATCAAGCTTTTTTACAAGGTATGCACGCATCTACTATAGCTGCTATATCTCCTAGAGCAGGTACTAAAGCTATGGGTATGGCTATGCCTATGATGATTATAGCCCAACTACCTGATAGTGCTACAAGAGCTACTGCTATCAGAAGATTTGCTAAAGTATCAGGTATGACAGAGGATGAAATAAGAACTCTTGTTCAGTACATAGACGAGAGTGGACGTAATATCATTGACAATCAGGTTATAGAACTACAGGCTCCTCAGAAGTTTGGTGTCGCAAGTAACCTAAGTCAGAAAGCTCAAGGATACGTTGGTGACTTCTTAGACAAGTCCACATTCTTCTTTAGAGAGGGTGAGAGATACGGACGTTTAACTGGTATAATTACAGCTTTCTTAGAACACAGAGCTAAAAGACCAGACATTGACCCCTTGTCACCAGACGGTAAAGCTTGGATCACTAACAGAGAACAAAGTCTAACCTTTAGAATGACTTCAGCTTCTAGAAGTTTTGCTCAAAGTGGACCTATGAGAGTTCCTACACAATGGTTAACCTTTACTCTTAGAGCTATGGAGAACATAGTAGTAGGTAGAGAGTTTACTAGAGGTGAAAGATTTAGAATGGCTCTTATCCTTGGACCTGCTTGGGGTCTGACAGGAATAGGTATGGGTAAATCGACAGGGTATATAGTAGAAAAACTAGGCTATAATCCATCAGAACCTGAAGCTTTAGAAAAGTTTAACCAATTAAAGTACGGTTTCTTTGATCAGTTACTTGGTTGGGGTTTTGGTACTGAGACTGCTTATGCTGAACGTGCAGCACCCCTTGGTCAGGTAAAAGATACACTAAGAAAACTAAAAGAAGAACCTCTAATGACTACTCTTCTTGGTCCTTCAGGCGAAATCTTTGGTGACATGAAGAGTGCTGTAACAAACGCTATTATGTCAATGCTAGGTGGTAGACCTGAATCAGTAAGAGAGGACTTGACATCTCTTGTACGTAACCTATCAACTGTTGACAAGTACGTAAAGATAACAGAACTGATAGACACAGGTAACTACAAAGGTAGAACAAGAAAACAAGTAGTAAGCGGTTTGGATAAGGGTGACGCAGCAGCAGTTTTATTTGGTGCTACACCTGCACCAGTGCAAAACTACTATGATGTTCAAGAAATTATTTACGATAAAAACGATGTAGTTAAAAAACTTACCTCAAGGCTTGAACAAAAGGCTCGTTTAGCTACTGACCTATTGACAAACGGTGATGAGAGTGATATACTTAGAGGTAATAAACTGTGGGTAGAAATTTCAGAAGAGTTATGGTCTTCTAATTTGTCTTACGAATTAAAAACTTCTATACAAGACAGACTTGTTAATGTAAACGCAATTCCAAATTGGTTTAGAAATGCTCAAAGGTTGGATTTAGGACCAGATGCAGCACTTCTAGGTCAACAACTATACTAAGGATTTATAATGGCTGACACGTATGATGTAGATATAGGTGATGCTGGAGCAGACTATGCAAGAGGCATAGCTTACCCTAGCAACTCAGAGCTAAGTGTTGCTGCTCAAGGTATAAACGCTGTAAGTAAAGGTGTTTTTAGTGTACTAGGAAGTATGCAATCATCAAGCAAACCTACAGACACTTCTATAAACAGAGAATTGTACAAGGGTTTTGTTTCAGATATAGAAGCTTTGAGAGGACAAACAGGTTTAGGTCTTAGGTCTGGTGTAACTTCTGCTTTATCTAAGTGGACTGGGCAAGGTCTAAAGGTAAATGAAGAAGTTTCAAAATATGTCAAAATTACAACTGGTATTGACTTAGACTACTTGAATGCAAACCCTGAACAAGAGATGCTAAATAAAGTATCTGCACAGTTAGCTGAAAATCCTGCCTACCCTCTTCTAGCTAAAGATAATTTAATTGCTAGTGGCAACGAAAATCCATCTGAGCAACAGGTGCTTGTTGAAGCTGCACGTATGATAGCTGAACAAGAAGCTGCAGCCTTACTGATATCCAACGCAAACACTTTATCTGCTGCTGAATACACTAAACAAGAACCATTCTGGATAAATACTCTTGACAGAACAAGAGAACTTGGTGTAAAAGCTTTAGCTATAGAATTAGCTGGCGGCAATGCAGGTGCTGAAACTATAGAAAGATTCAGGGCAAATGTTTTCTTGCTTGAGCAAAACTACATACAACCTAGAGGTGTCTCTGATGACGAGTTTAAAGAGGTAAGAAAAAGAATTGATGGTCTAAAAGAAATGGTAGACTTTATCAGTAACTATGACACAAGAGTTTTAGAAAAGTTAAGAACTGATACTCTAAACAACGTGGACTTAGCTATAGTAAAACAACTTCAAGCATCAGACCTCGATCCTACTATGCAAAGAGCTATACTAGGAAACTTAGACAAACTTACTGAAGTCTTGTTAGCTAAAAAACACAACGAAGTTTTAGGTTTTATTCAAAATATTCCTTTAGAAAATATCAACTACGAAAACATTGAGATACCTCTTGAAGGAATAGACAATCTTTTAAATCTAACTTCAGATCCAAATGCTGAGGTAACTTCTAGTGCTCTAGACAAAGAGGATCAGATATACTCAGAAGTAGAAATAGAAAAAGCAACTGAGTTAAACAACAGAACTAGGGGTAAGAAAACAGTACAGTCTTTGATTGACTACTCTCTTACATTTGAGGTTCTTGCTTTAGAACCAAAAGCTTTAGAAGAAGACGAGAACGCTAGAAAACTATTCTTGAAAGGCATAGGTAGAACATCACTGCTAATGTCCAAATCATCTGACTTTATAGACAGTCAAATGTTTAACCCTACGACTGGTCTCTTCAGCAATAAAACTTTTGATTTACTAGAGAAAGTAAAAGTGTACGATCCATCAGGCTACGAACTAGCTGTAGCACAGTTGAAGAACGTACTACAAAAGCAATCTCAAGTATTCCAAACACAGACATCAGGTCAACTTCAGTCATCGTTCTTTAACATGACTGCATTGGGAGAGATTGAGTACGATTTGGAACGTAGATTAGATACTGGTCAGATAAGAATGGATAAACGAATCCTACCTCTACTCAATAATTATGCTACTATACACTATAATGGTAATGTCACAGAGATGATAGCTGATAGTGGTAAAAGATTGTCAACTTTTGAAAGAAACCAGCTAGACACTCTAGGTTTTAAAGTACGTACCGCTTACCAAGACTACAGAGAAATACAAACAACTTCTAAGATGTACAAACAGTACGTCAAGAACATGGAAAGACTTGGTATGGATACAACTATGATAGAGCAAACTTTAATTCAAGGGGTAAACGTCAAGGATGCTGGATCTTTTGGAAGTTTACAGAACCCATACCCAATCCAATGGTCAAACGAAACGGACACAGACGAGATACTCTTTATGTCTCTAGAAAAGGGTGAACATTACATTGACATCAACGGTGACGTAAGAAGAAAGCAGTAATGGTTAATATATCTGTATCAGGTGGAACGCTAGTATTTCCTAAAGAAGCTCCACAATCTCAACAAAACAACCCAAACAAACTAGAAGATCACGTATCTACTAGAGGTTCCTTTGTGACTATAATTCAGAAAGGGTTAGAAAATCTTGAACAAGAAAGAACTTTTACAAAAACACCAGCGTCAGAAAATCCTGAAAGACAATTCTATCAATCAACTGTTCCTATGGATCAAAGGGTCACTGAGCCTGAAGCTGTTGGTGTTCCTGACCCCTCTGTTGTTACTATGGAGTCAGTCGATAAAAAAGTAGACATACCTCAAGC